ACCATCTACACGAACGGAATGATCAAGTGGGGCGGCCTCTTGGACTTCTTAATGAAGGTTATCGGTAAGGGGATAACGCTGAAATGGGGGCGCAAATGAGCAAACGGGATCGCATCGTAGCGGAGAAGATACTCCAGGGACTTCCGGTGAGCGGGGCGGTGAGTGATGCTCGTTAAGCAATTGCCGCGTTTTGAGTGCCTTGGGTGCGATATGCCGCTTAGCTCCCCTAGCTCACATTGCGACGATTGTCGAAACGAGATCGCCGCCATGCGTAACCCTGAGCCCTGCAACGTGGACCTAAAAGAAGCCTTCTACTTCACGCTCCTTTTCGTTAGCGCGATCTTCATTTGGTTTTGGGTGGTGTGAACATGGAAAACTTCGGCAAGCATTATTCTAGGTGGCTGGACCCCCGCGATGTTGACGAGCGGGAATGCGACGTTAAGGACTGCGAGGACGGGCTTATCTACGGCCTAGACGCCAATGGATCCGAGGTTACTAGCAAGTGCCCCTCTGAGGTCCATTGGACGCCCGAGGAGCGGCAACAGGTGAAGGACGATTTCACGTACGACTGTATGCGCGATATGCAGTTAGAGGGAGGGGACTAAAATGGCCGAAAACGGAATGATCGTGCAGGACCAGACGGCGGGGATGCTTCCCGCGATTACCTTCACCCGGGAGCAGATAGACCTTATCAAGCAAACCGTGGCGAAGGAAACGACGGATAACGAGTTAGCCCTATTCCTTTATACGGCTAAGAGGACAGGGCTTGACCCGTTGGTTAGGCAGATTCACGCGGTAAAGCGGTCGGGGAAAATGTCTATCCAAGTTGGGATAGATGGTTTCCGGCTTGTGGCGCAGCGGACCGGGTGCCATGCCGGGACTGACGACCCTGTCTATGAGATAGGCAAGGATGGCTTGCCGGTTAAGGCCAGCGTAACCGTTTACCGGATCGTAAACGGCCAACGCTGTCCCTTTACGGCTACGGCCAGGTGGTCCGAGTACTTCCCTGGAGAGGCCCAGGGGTTCATGTGGAAGAAAATGCCCTTCCTCATGTTGGGCAAGTGCGCCGAGGGTCTGGCGCTTCGCAAGGCCTTCCCGGCCGAGTTAAGCGGCGTCTATGCCCCCGAGGAGATGGAGCAGGACCGGCTACCGGCGAATACGGTCAACACTCACGCCGAGAATGGCGGCAACGGTCACGCAAAGCCAGCCCAGGAGGCCCCGAAAGCCTCTAACGGTGGCTCCAACCAAGTCACGTTTGTCCCGACCGACGTTAAGGAGAAGTCCGGGACCAACAAGAACGGAAAGCCCTATACCAAGTGGGGGATTGTCTCCCCGGATGGGATTACCTACGGCACGTTCGACCGCGACTTGGGGCACCTGGCAATCGAGGCCAAGGATTCCGGGCAAGAGCTTACCCTGACCTATGAGCATGATGGGAAGTTCTACAACGCCAAAGAGGCGTTTCTTGTCGAGGGTGACGCCCAGGAACCGGAGGAAGCGGAGTTGATTTAGTCCCCCAGTACCGAGCCAAGGCCGGGGCTACCGGCCAGTGAGCCACGGGACTATCATCCCGTGCAAAATTTGAGGAATGAAATGAAAGTCGGAGCGATAAAAGAGGTTCCCATGACCCTGCCTGAGCCCAAGTATCAGGTCCAGTTGCTTGAGGAGGACGATAAGCACTTCTACCTCGTGAACGGGCGCAAGCTCTGCGGGGTTACGAATACGCTTGAGATCGTGGGGGGCAATAAGACCAATGCTCTCATGGGCTGGGCCACTAAGACGGCCCTAGAACGCGTCCAGAAGGCCCTAGAAGGCAAGGTGAACGGTTCCGGGTCTAAGGTCATTGTCCTGGACAAGAAATGGATTGCCGAGGTTCTAGCGGAGGCCCGCAAGCAACCCAAGAAACTCAAGGACGAGGCGGCGGACTACGGGACCCAGGCCCACTTAATCTTCGACGCCATCTTTAAGGGCCAGCCCTACACGGTCCCCGAGCCTTTAACGGATACCGTTAAGGCATTCAAGGACTGGCTGTCCGCCACAAAGCTTAAGGTTATCGCCGGTGATACCAAGGTCGCCAGCCTGGAGCATGGGTATGGAGGCTCCCTGGACTTCCTGGCTTACCAGGATGGCAAGTACATCCTGGGGGACATGAAGACGTCAGGGGGGATCAGGGATACCTACGCGCTCCAGGTCGGGGCCTATGCCCAGGCTCTTTGGGAAACCTACGGAATCAAAGTCGAGCGCGGCGTTATCGTCCGCGTCGATAAGAAGCCGCCCTATAGCTTTGAGGTCAAGGAGGTCCGCTGTATATGGACCGCCTTTGAATCGTTTTTGCACGCCAAGCGATTGGCGGAGGCAATGCAACAAGAGATGTACCTAACGGAGGATGCATGATCGCACAGCAGTCTAATACGTTCCTGTCGGACGAGGAGCTAAACCAAATCGAGATCACGGTTGGTGACCATCGTTTCTGGGCCTACACCAAGCGCAATGAGGGGGAGATTCTGGACAAGGTGAAGGCGCTTGTTAAGGGCGAGCTAAACCCGCAGCCCGAGAATAAGCCCGAGGTTGTAGCCCTTGTGGCTATGCCTAAGAAGCGGGGACCGGGACGCCCGAAGAAGAATCGCAACGTGTAGTAGGCCAGCCCGGAGCCTATCCGGGCACAATTTTAAGGGACAGCTGGGGGAGGCGTAGCGTGGCGGTTGGAAAACGTTTAAGGTTTGAGATATTCAAGCGGGATAACTTTACTTGCCGGTACTGCGGCAACAAGTCCCCAAAAGTAATCCTAGAGGTCGATCATATCGTTCCTGTTTCAGAGGGCGGGAGCGATGATGAAATGAACCTTGCTACCTCTTGCTTCGATTGTAATCGAGGAAAATCAAACAGGAATCTTTCAGAACAGATAACCGGTGAAGACCCGCACGATAAGGCCATTTTCCTTGCCGAAAGAGAGCGCCAGCTTCAAGAATACAACTACATTCAGTCCCAGATTGAAGAGAGGATAAGCAAGGAAGTCCATTGGCTTGCATCTAACTTTAGGATTAACGAGTACGTAGAAAGGGCCTTGCGCCAAATCCTTTACGACAATTCAGTTTACGACGTGTCCCGTGCGCTGGAAATAGCGATTGAGAAAAGGGGACGCCATTCTGTTGACTGCATCCCGTATCTTAAAGGCATTTTGCGAAATTGGGCTAATGAAAAAAAGGAGACAGCCTAATGCCTTATTTAAATTTGGACTTAGATTACTTTGACCATCCTAAAACCAGGCGACTAATTGGCCTGCTGGGGAAGGGCTCGGCGGAATTGCCTATCAGACTGTGGATTTACTGCGGTAAATTCCACGCAAGAAATGGCGTTCTGGACGGGTATTCTGCCCAGGAGATTGAGGCGCTGGTTGGGTGGTGGGGTAAGCAAGGTCAAATGGTAGAGGCGATGACTAGGACGGGATTTCTGGAAACGGACGGCGGCACTTACCGCGTCCATGACTGGAAAGAGCATGCCGGGCACCTAATCGAGTTCAAAAAAAGGGCACAGGTAGCTGCCTTCGCTCGATGGGACAAAATAGGCAAGAAAAAGGGGGGTAAGCACTCCGACGAGGAAAATGCTTCGGGCATGCTTGGAGCATGCTTGGAGCAATCCCCTATGCTAACTATGCCTTCTGCTCCAGCTAAAAAAGACTTAGCGGCGAGCCCGCCGCGTCAGGATAGCCCTTTCCAAAAGTTCATGAACGCCTATCTAAAACAGTTCGAGGATATGGACATCCGCGATCCTGACGAGTTGAAGCGGAAGGCGGCGGGACAGGCCTATAAGCGTTTCTGTAGACCCGGTAAAGCGGTTTTTGACATGGCCCTGGGGGACCCGGATAAGGCCTTGGCTGGCGTTAGGGCTATAGGTCTATGGCTGCAAAACCAAGGCATGACGTGGACACTAGACACAACTGTGAAGTGGTTCCCGACCTGGATGCGTAACCCGGAGGAATTAAGTGGCAAAAGTACAAACCGAAGCCGATAGGTTACAGCAGGCGGTTGATAAAGACTCCCCGCAATGGCGGGCGATGCAAGCCGAGGCCATGCAGAAGTCCGGCGTCCATGCTGGCAAGTGCCATCCGTGGATTCCGGCCGTAACCGTAGGGATCTGGCTAGTCGATGAGGGCAATAAGAAGTTCGTCCGCTTCCACGGTCAAGACGTGAAGCTCTACCGCAACCCGGTTAAGATCGGCCTAAGCTGGATTTGCACCTACAGCGAATGGGCCAAGGGCGGGAGCGTCTATTGCCATCGTATCGCGGGATACCCGGCAGGTATGGGCAAGGAGTACACGGCTAGGTGGTTCCGGTCGGTTAAGCCGCTACAAGACATGACCGAGCTTTGGGCCGAGATGAAGCAGATTGGGCCGCTATTCCTAACGGACTTCGGCTTCTTCTGTCACCGGGACGAAGACGGGACGATAGCGGCCTACAGGCACCCGGAGCATGTTCATAGGGCGCTGCCGGACCCCGTTCAGCTTGGGTTTGAGGGGAAGGTCCCATCGCACGGCCATGCCAGAATCCACGCTATGGCCGGGGATGCATACGTTCAAGAAAAAGATGAGGATTACGGAGACGCGCAGGAACCGACGGAGGACGTGCCTTTTTAGGCAAGGAGAAATCATGAAAGAGTACCACAAGATCAACACCTGTTGGATGCGGGATCAGAAAGGAAACATCATCGAGGGCCAATGGTCTGACCCGGTATTCGGATACCTTGCCAATAACGAATGGGTATTTACTGAGAAGGTTGACGGGACCAATATCCGGGCCTACTGGGATGGGAATAGGGTTACTTTTGGGGGCCGGACGGATGCGGCATCTATCCCGACATTCTTGCTTAATCGCTTAAACGATCTATTCGATACCACGCCAAAGCGCCAGAAGTTTTCGGAGGTGTTCGGCCAAGATCACGCCTGCCTCTATGGCGAGGGCTACGGGGCAAAGATTCAGAAGGGCGGCGGTAACTACAAGGCTGATGGCGTTGACTTCACGCTGTTTGACGTGGCCGTAGGTGATTGGTGGCTAATGCGTAAGGACGTTGAGGACGTTGCCGCAAAACTGGGATGCGACATCGTTCCGATTCTTGGGAACGGGACGCTCCATGATGGCATTGCTAGAACGCGGAACGGCTTCAATTCGACGTGGGGAGATTTTATTGCCGAAGGGATTGTAGCCAGGCCGGTAGTTGAGTTCAAGACCCGAAAGGGTGAGCGGGTTATAACCAAGATCAAGCACAGAGATTTTAAATTTCTTGGGGCCACTGTAGCCGCCTAGTTCTAGGCTAGGAGAATCATGGCAACCAGATACGAGGAAACCTGTGACGCCTGCGGAAAAGTGACCAAGGGATTCTATTCCGAGGCGAAGTGGGGCGATAAGGAGTACGCGGAGAACTGCTGGACGGTTCGCGTGGATAATTCCTGGCTGGAGGATGTCGAGGAGGGGAAGCTCCTGCGGCATGATCGCGAATTAAGCCTAGACGCCTGCCAAGGATGCTCCAAGATTCTCGCTGAAGCAATTCGGGCGAAGGTCGTAGAGATTAAGGCTAATCGTTAATGCCCCCGACTAAGCGAAAGCGGTTAGTGGCGAAGCTGGATCAGCTTTTTAGCGCATACGTCCGCTTGAGGGATAAGCGCGTAAACGGTGGCCGCTGCGTATTCTCTTGCCCGAAGCCGATAGAGTGCTGCTTTCATTTCGTAACTAGAGCCAAACACTCTGTCCGCTGGAATTTTTCTAATGCGGTTGGTAGCTGCCATGGTCATAACTATCGGTACGAGTTCGATCCGCACTTTGCAATCACCTGGTACATCGACAAGTACGGTAAAGATGCCTACGAGCAGCTAATCCGCGACGGGAACAAGATAGCGAAGTTCAGCATTGAGGACCTAGAGGCGCTTAAGGCAGATTTAGAAGAAAAACTTAAGGGGGTTTTGAATGGATAGGTTGGAAAACGAACTGCGGAAGAAGGCCGTCTATTTCGTGAAAGGTACTTGGCCGGAGTTGATCCAACAGCAACTGCCAAAAACATTTACCCATGGCGATGTTTACATGGTCGCGATACTCAAGGCCGGAAGGGGAGGGTGAGGCTGTGATACGAGTTATAAACTGCGTCCTGTTGGCGTCGCTCGCCTGGGGAGGTGTTTGTTACCTGTGGAAACCCGGAGTGGCTATTGCGTTTTTGGGGGGGAACATCGTCGGGTTTGCTGCGGTTCTTATTGCTATGCGTGTATTTTTTGGGAAGGTGAGGCTATGACATATACGCTTCTGCTTATGTGGGTCGTAGGAGGCAATCCGGCGATGATTTCTATTAGCGGCTATCGTAGCCGGTTGCTTTGTGATGCGGATGGGTTCTATTGGTCCACGAAGCCGATTATGGAGAAAAGGCAGGGGCTGGGTTGGCAGCATCGAGAGCATCTCTGCTTCGCGGTAGGTGGGAAGAAATGATCGACCAATACCTATCCGAGGTGCGTGAGCGGGTGGAGAGGGCGAGCCCGGGGCCGTGGGAGCGCCGCAAGATGGCTGTAATCAGCGATGAATACTACATCGCAGATATGCAGCGGGGGCCCGATTATATGGCTCATGCTGACGGGGACTTTATCGCCCACGCCCGCCAAGACCTCCCAAGGCTGCTGCGGATCGTGGAACGGTGCAGAGAGGTTTTGGCCAGTCTGGCAGAAAAGAAATGCGGCTGCATTTACTGTGAGCGTCCTTGCGATGAAGTTGCCAAAGAGGCGCTTTCTTACACGGGGGAGGAGTGAAGGGAAAAGGCAAGATGACCAAGCGGGATCTGTGCGCTTACCGAATTAACTATTCGCGCAAAGACTGGGGGAAGTATGTCCAGAATGGCTGCTGCATCACGCTGCCAGCGGGCATTCTTGACGCGGTAGAGGAGCTGTGCCGTGAGGTCGAAAGGCTGAACGGATGGAGGCGTGGTAAGGAAGTGGACACTGAGGCAATGAGGCGCAAATTAACGGGAGCCCAGGAGATTTAAGTCATGACCTTAACCGAAGCACTGGAAGTGGCCGACAATGCCGGATGCTATACGGGCGATCATGACGCTAAAGAAGCCCTAACGGTCCTGGCCCGGGAGGTGAGGCGGTGTAGGGAGGCGTTGGAAAGACTTGAGCATACGGCCACGCAAGTAAATCGACTTGTACTTAGGGCTTGTCGCGGGGAGGTTGTGCCGAGAGAGGATTGGATTTTATGGGAGTCGGAGTTGCGGAACGGCCTATATGCAACGAAGATGGCGATTGGGGCGGGGGGGGATTAGTGACACCTCCGGGGCTTAACAAGATTTACCAGGGCGATTGTCTGGAAATCATGAGGGGGTGGCCGGATAAGTGCGTGGACTGCTGCATTACGGACCCGCCATTTGGGATTGGATTTAAGTACGAGGAGCGTGAGAAGACGGCGGGGCCAAAAGAGTATTGGGATTGGCTCGGGCCGATAGTGAAGGAGATTCGGCGGCTTGTTAGGCCGGGGGGGCTAGTAGCTATTTGGCAGACGCAGCTCTACATGAAACACTTTTGGGAGTGGTTTCCCGAGCCGCATATATTCGTATCAGGAAAAAACTTTGTGCAGATTAGACCGACTGCGATCAATAGGGCCTATGACCCGGTAGCGATGTGGTACGAAGACGGTGAGCCGCTAAGACCAGAGAAGCCGTCCCGGAGCTTTGATTTCCACGTTGCAGATACCGCAAGCGTTATTTCTCGACCAAATTCTATAGAGCGGAGGCACCCGTGCCCCCGCCCGCTGGATGCCGTTATTCATGTGATGGATAACTTTTCTGTCGGCACAGTGCTGGACCCTTTTTTTGGGAGCGGTACCGGGGGAATAGCGGCGTCCATGCTTGGCCGAAACTGGATCGGCATAGAGATAGAGCCCAAGTATGTGGCGATAGCCCAGGCGAGGATAGACGCGGAGCGGGCGCAAGGAAAACTATTCTGATGACCCGCCCCCGGAAGCGAAGCGATAAGGCAAGGATGGATTGGCTGTCCAGTCTTTTTAATGGTCGCTGCATAGTTAGCATTGCTTCTGAAGATGGCGTCATATCTATACGGGGAGATGGTGACGGTTTGCGCCCCGCCATAGACGCCGCGATAGAGGCCGAGGAGAAGAAGAAATGAATCAGCGAGTTGGGACTTGCTCGAAGTGTCGTGGTGACGTTATGGGCTATCGCGGGGCATGGATGGCGGTAACGCCTCCACCGCCGGATAGATGTTCTGGATGCGGCGCTGTGCGTGCCGATGACGTAATAGAGATGAGATGACCCCGAGCGTTGCGGCTGGGGAAGATTGAGGGGAGGGAGAATGGTGGAGCATGTAAATAAATGTCCAGGATCGGGGAATCGAGAGTGCGCCAGGTGCATGGGCGACTACTACGACTTCTACTTCGCCGAGTGCGGCAGGTTGAAGGACGCAATTGAAGCCCTGATTACGGCCCATAAAAACAACGTGGCTTTCGTGGCCGATCTGTGCCGGGGTCTTGGAAAGCCATGAGCGCCCCGAACGCGGCTGGCGGTCTAACCGGAGCGACGCCTCAGGAGATAATCGACAGCCTTGGCGATCAGCTAAATGATTATCGCGAAGCATGGCGGGCCGCAACCAAAGAGCGCGACCGATACCGAGCCGCTCTAAAAGAGGTCGGCTGGTACGTTGCCGTCGGCCAGGGCGAGGGACGATCAAAAGAGGAGGCGCTTGTGCGGATAGATGGTCTTGTGAAAGAAGCCCTGGAGCCCCGATGAGAAGGGAGGAGAAAGCCCGGAGGAGAGCGTGAAGCATTTCATTGGCGGTGCAGCGGCTGGGCTGTTGTTGACTTTAATTATTCCCGTCCCACGGGATACGCCGCCGGTGGTTTCTGTTCTTTTGGTTATCTCGACTGTTCTTGCTGCGGGCATTGCTGCATGGGGACTTCTGCCATGACCCCCACCCGCCCAAAGTGGAAGCGTAAACCCATCTGCAAGTGGTTGGAGGGGAGATGAAGCACTACGCCCATGAAGACGATACCGAGACGTGCGTCGACAAGATCGCGCGTCTTCAGCAGCAGCTTGACCGTGTGTGCCGAGAATCCGGGGTCGTCCTATTCAAAGATGGAGAGGTGCGGAACTTTCGCGCCGAGAAGGCAGAGGCCGAGAACGAGCGGCTGCGAGAGCAGAAGGACGGGGCCTACGCCGAGCGCAATAAGCTTGTTGCGGCCCTAAGCAAGTTGTTTCCGGCAAGCCTTGAGCGGCACGAGGAGAGCGATAAAACCTGGGAAGACGACTGGCGCTGGATCGTGTTCATAAACCTGCCGACGGGCCAAGTTTCATGGCACATCCATGATTCAGAGCTCCCGCTATTCGATCACCTTTACCGAATCTGCGGGCGCGTTTGGGATGGGCATACGACGGAGGAAAAGTATCGAAGGTTGGCCGCCCTCAGGGCCTTCGACGACGGGGAGGTGGGATCATGAGCGAGGGAATACCAGTAAAAGCGTATGCCGCCGAAGTATTGCATTTAAAAAAAGAGATCGCCGCCCTCAAGCAGCAGCTCGACGCCGCAAAAGCGGAAATCGCTCGGAAGGACAGGGCGCTGACTATCGCCGAAAGCTGGTTTCAGTCATACCGCTTCCGTCACGTCGATTGTGCTGGCGGCGATGATTGCAACTGCGGCGTGCGTGGAGCCCAAGAAATGATAGCGAAAGCAATCTCCGACGACACCGCCAAGGCCGCACGGGAGGCACATGGGAAAGAGGGCTAGGACGGATACGTCTAGGCTGGACTGGCTGGTCAGGTATCCGTGCAGCATCATTTATCGCGGGCCACAGGGATACGAGTTATTGGATAAAGATGGCCGCTTAGTTCGAGTTCGCGGTCTTCGACGGGCTATCGATGCGTGCATGGACGCCGAGGCAAAGGCTGGGAGGGCGAGGTGAAGCGGAAAAAACTCAAGGCTTGGCCATGCGGCTGCGATATGGGAAATCCGTGGCACTACGATTGCAGGGACCCGCGATGCAAGGCAGCCTCAAGAGAATCGGGCGAATCGCTCGGAGTGAACTGCGTTCGTGTTGGCGCAATTCTGTTAGCTGTGGCGTTTTTGCAGGGTTGCGGCTTCTATGTCCATAGAGGCGGCGGTTCCTACACATTCATTGGGCCGGGTAATCGACAGGTTGCCGCAAGATGCTCGCCGCTTTGGTACGAGGGCTGGCGATGACACCCACCGGCGGCGGGAGGATACCTTGAGCAGAGAGATAGACGCGATGGTTGCGGAGAAGGTGATGGGCCTGCCGCGCGAGCAAGGCGATTGGTCGCCGAGTACCGACATCGCGGCGGCGTGGGGAGTCGTCGAGAAGATGCGCGACCGGGGCTGCTATGTAGCCGTACAAAACTGCCACTCCCCAGAGACCGAGTGGTGCGCCATCATCGCCGACGATGAAGACTCATACGAGGGCAAGGGTTCAGCCCCCATTGCCATATGCCTGGCTGCTTTGAAAGCCGTCGGCGTTAAAGTGCTGCCCAAGGGGACAACGTGAAGAAACGTATCGGCTGGATTCCATATTGCGTTAAAGCTGAACCAGGAAACGAGGATTACCTTGGGCCCTGGCTGGCGTGGATTACGGTAGAAAAGAAGGACGTAAAATTCACTGGCCCTAACTTCAAAATCCTTCCCGTATGGATTGACGTGCCGAGGAAGCCATGACCGAGCCGAGAGAGGAGCCGACGCAGGATGAGATCGAGAAGGCTCTTACCACGGCGGATCGCCTAAAGAAGCTGAACCAGGAAGGCGAGTATGCCAGGCTGGACTACGACGAACATTTCGTCACGCTGGCGAAGGCCCTCCGAGCGGCCCAGGAGAAGCTGACTTTCCGTGAAGACCAGGCCCAGCGGCTTAGAGAGCTTACCTGGCAAGCCGAAAAGCGGGCCAAGCAGGCAGAGCATGCCGCCAAAGAAGCCAATGAGATTTGCCTTACCTGGATGGCGCGCGCCGAGGAGGCGGAGAAAACCAGGAACGCATTCGCCAATGAAAGAGACCATTGGGTCAGGGAATATGCGGCCGTAAAGCTGGACCGCGATAATACGCGGGCCGAGCGCGACTCCCTGGCCGAGAAGCTGCGGGAGGCGGAGGGCGGAACACGACGCGGATACGCTGAGGGGCTGATGGATGCCGCCTTTATCATGCGCGGATTGGCTGCGGATTGTTTCGGAACCGACTTCAGCGGGCGCTACCTGGCTATTGCCGAGAAATTCGAGGAAATAGCGGAGGGAAAGATCGCCGGAGTTCGGGATCGTGAGCGGGCGCTAAGGAAGGAGCGGGACGCCATCGCCAAGCGGCTGGAGGCGGCGGAGAAGGTTTTCTCTGCGATTGAGAGTGAAGATCATCATGGCGACGGATGCGGATTCCCGTGTCCCAATTGCAGCATTTGCAATGCCCTGGAGGAGTACCGAAAGTGAACCGTATGAACTTCTTTGGATTTCAAGGTGCCTGTCTGTCTATGTATGCAATTGGCCGAGGCGATGACCCGATTTGGCTGTGGTGGGGTTTTTATTTCATATCTGCAATCACATCGCTTATCGGAATACTTGCTCTAGAAAAGCAGGAAAACAAATGACTATTCGAGAACTATATTTCTATGGAAATAATCAGGAGGGGCGGCGTGGGGGACAGTGAGAAGCTGGAGCAAATGTACGTCAAGCTATGCGAGATGCAGATAGAGCTACTTCAAATGCTGCGGGATATAAACCTTCAGAGGATTGCTAACGCAAAGGCCATCGGCCACGGGGGCGGGGAATGAGCGAGAAATGCAAGCACCCCAGAAGCGAATGGGATTCTAGTTATGAGTGCATGGCCTGTTACGGTATAGAACAGGAGCGAGTCGCTAAGATTGAAGATGATAACAAACGGCTCCGGGAACGGCTCAGGAGGGCGGAGGCTGTTGTGCAGGCAGCGGATAACTTGGCCGGGAATGTCCATATAGAACTTTACGGCAATAGGACGGCTATCAGTTACACGGTTAATAACCCGATGGGGGTAGCTCTTAAGGCTTACCAGGACCTGAGAGGGAGGGAAGGGGATCGCGGGGGGAGCGGTGCCTGACTGCCTCCACCCCAAAGACTATGGCAAGTGCCAGCAATGTCGGCCGGAGGACTATGGAATGGTTGTAAAGCTTAAGGCGATCATTCATGGAGCAAAGCGGGATCAACACGGAGAGTGGAAGTTGGTTCTCGCTATACCACAATCCGACGCCCTCAATGCTGCGGCTCTTGCGACTCAGAACGAAACGGTGTTCGACGTGAGCTTTAAGCCGGAGGAGAATGGCCAATAACAGGATGTTCTTGAAGTGCGGGCATTGCCTTGAAACCTACTGCCTGGCAAAGCGCATGGTCGGCGGGTACTATCGCTCCGTTGCGTTTGACGACGATGACTTTGAAAAGTGGCTCGATAAGCATGAATGGGGTCAGTGCTTTGGCGGTGGGCGGCATGGTGTTCCGATTCTTGACTGCTACACGATCAGCTATGAAAGCGAAGAACAGATAGACCGGCAGGCCCTGGGAGTGTCACAGGCCGAGGCGATTAGTCGCATGAAACAAGCTGAATCAAAGGCCAAGGCTTTAGAGCGCCAGCTAGACGATCTTCGCAACAACTTCACCATGAAGCTCAACCAGAAGATGGCCGAGTACATCGAGGAGACTAGGCGGCAGTTTCAACAGGACAAGGTAGAGGCTGGGCCTGAGGAGGGATCGTAAATGTTACCGCGAAAAGTGCGAGGGCTTGGGGAGGAACATGCAATACAGTACGCCGTTGATCGGGATTTCGCGTATTTGTCCATAACCAGATTTTCGGGGGGTCAAAACTCTGAGGCGGTCCACCTGAACAAGAGGGCAATTCTCGATCTTTACGATGTCCTTATTGACATAGTGAAGGAGATGGCGAAGGGGAAGGAGGAGGCTAACGCAAAGTGACCGAGTGTATAACATGCAAGATGCAAGGGAAGACCTGCGAGATGTGTCTCGTGCCGTGCTACTACTGTAAAAAGCCGCGTGGCAATACAACCACGGGACACAGAGAGTGCATCCTGAAGTATGAGCCGGGGGAGTTGCGCGATAAGTTGGCGATTGCTGCATGGAAAGAGGGGTGGGTGCTCGCCTCCGTGGTGGGCAAGATTGATTGGCATGAGGCGGTAAAGCAGGGAAGGACAAGTGAGTATGTTGATGAGGCATCCAGGGCAGCTTACAGAATCGCTGACTCCATGTTGCGCATTAGAGAGGAGGGCTTTAAATAGTGACCAAAGAGTCCCGCCGTGAGATTGCACTCAGGTGGAAGCATCTTGTCATTGATAATCACGTCAACATGAAGGTTGCTAGGCTGATGCTGAAAAAAGAGTACGACTATTCCGGGACCTATGACTCATGGCGAAGATCGCTCTATAACTACTGCAAGGAGTTCAAAGTGCCTACAAGCTAGTTTCCCAAGTTTTCCCACGAAACCGCGTGACGGCGGTTTGACGCTCAGGTAAACTATTAACGGTTGAGGGCTACGCTATGAAAAATGGCGCAGCCCTATTTTTTATCCCAATTTAGCGTAACCCCTCAACCAGGTTCGCTTGACCCACTTCCGGCGGGGAGTGGGTTTCTTTTTTGTGTTTAGCGTTTCGGCGTGTGTTGTGTCGAGTCGCGTTGAAAGGAACTGGACGTGCGTTTACGTCGAGCACAACAAGTACGAGAGCGATAAGCGAAAGAGAAAGAGGTATCGGTGTCTTTACTGCAAGAGGCCGTTGCATCATACGCCCCATTCGCCGCACAACCTGAGTTCCCGTGAGGCCAGAGGCGACTAATGGGGCGTGGGATGCTAGAGAGGATCGGAGCGTCCGGTACATGATTCCCTTTTTACAAGCGCGGCTGATGAGGCTTAACGAGCCGAAACGAAGAGTACCGCGCCCTTGCGTCGGGAGTCAGCAGCAAGCGAAGCCTCTCATGGCCGGGAGTAGTCTCCATGGTGACATGGAGATAGGAACCGGCCGCCAATTTCTTAATAGCGGTGCCTGCTAACAATGCCCTTCCAACCAGGCAAGAGCGGGAATCCGTCAGGAAGACCGAAGAAGACTAAGGAGCAGGTCGAGCTTGAGAAGCGGTGCCAGGAGTGGGTTTCACGAGAGGGATGGAACGCGCTCATGGAGATGGTGAAGCACCGCGACGTGAAGGTGAAGCAATGGGCGCTCTCAACGATCTTAGACCGGGGCTTCGGAAAGCCCGCCGAGGTACTGGATGTTACCACAAGGGACGAGTCTTCATTCAGCCCTGACGAGCTTGCAGCAAGCATTACCGAGCTTATCGCCGGAGAAAAGGCTCAAGGCGATGGAGCTGGTAAGCCAAACGAAGGAACTGCTTGACCGTGAGGCGTTGCGGTTCTTCACGCCTAACGCGGCCCAGCAGAGATACATAGACGCCGTAGGCAGCCCGGAGTCATTTATAGTGATTTTCTCGGCGGGTAACGGTGTTGGCAAGACTGCGGCGACTGCGGCACTAGTCGCTGCAATCATTTGGCCTGAGCTTGCCCCAAAGAGCGTCTTCAAGTCCTGGGTCTTTCAGAACTGGCCCTACCCCAAAGATTTCCGCATTGTCTCAACCCCGCAAGAGATAGCCGAAGGCGGCAGCATTCAGCGTGAGTTTAGGCGCTGGTTCCCCAAGGGCCAATACGAGGCCGTTAAGGGCGGCAAGCCCTACCTCTCGCAGTACACGGCCCGCGATTTCACGATCAACTTGATGTCCTACGACATGGCCCCTGAAGCGTTCGAGGGGGCCACTAACGGGCTGGTGATATTCAATGAGCCTCCGCCGAAAACGATCTTCAACGCCTGTGCGGCCCGTATGCGCCGAGGGGGCCGCCTTCTATTCCCCGGCACTCCGCTCATGGATGCAGCGTGGATCATGGACGATTTGGTGTCCAAGGCAGACGGCAAGTACATCTCCCTGGTTTCGGGCGACATCGAAGACAACTGCAAGGACCATTCCCCCAAAGGCCTCCTAGCTCATGCTGACATCGAAAAGATGCTCAAGAGCTACGACCCCGACGAGCTTGAGGCTAGGAAGTCGGGCAAGTTCATGCACCTGTCTGGCCGCATCTTCAAAACCTTTGACCGTTCCGTTCATGTCTCCGCCTCCGAGATCGTTCCTCCCTCAATCGGCGTAGCCCATTACCAGGTTGTCGATCCCGCCATTGGTAAGCCCCTAGCCGTATTGTGGGCCTACGTCGATCCCACTAAGACGGTCCATATCTACGACGAGTGGCCGGAATTCGACTTCGAGGGCAGCAAGGATAGCGGGCTTAACGTGAGGGACTATGTCGAGCTATTTCGAGCGAGAGAAGGTAGACGAGGTATTCAGAAAAGGATTCTCGACCGGCATTTCGGAAATACCCGACGGGCTCTTGGAGGGCTCACGCTTAAACAGGAGTTCGCCGAGGCTGGTCTTGAATTTTCTGACTCCTACCACGTGGGCGAGAATCTTCCTGAAGTCGAAACGGGAATCCTGAAGGTCAAGGACTACCTCGCCTACGATAAGAGTAAGCCGCTAGACGCTATCAACCGCCCCCGGCTTGTCATTAGCCCCAAGTGCAAAAACACGATAGCGGCCATGGAGAGATGGTCCCGCGATCCCAAGAACGGCAAGCCAAAAGAGGAATACAAGGACTTCGCCGATCTAGTGCGCTACCTGGTTATGGCTAACCCGGAGGTGGAGACGCCTAGGGACTGGTCTAGCAATGGTGGAGCGCATTACGGGGTAGGTGTTTGACCATGGTTAAACAATACGCCGACGAGCCGCTAGAGATTCTTATCTGCCCGCGCGGCTGCATCGCCGTTTCTGCCCCGCACGCGGCCTCCGACAAGTGCTTTAGGTGCAAAAAGAAGATGCTCCGTCAGAAGGCATGGGGCATAAGTGAAACATAGCACGTCCATGCATGTCCCCGCGTCTTTTTACCCATTGGGCCTAAGCGCCCCTGATGTCCCGGAGTACGGGCCTATCCACCGTGCCGGGAAGACAAAGGGTAAGACCCGCTCCCGCGTCACCTCCTTCGCCGGGCGGGCACCGATTTTGGGCAGGAGCGACCCTTATGGACCGTTCTAAGTGGGTGCAAGAGACGCATTCCGAGCCGCCCCGGCGGTATCACGCGATCTTCTGTTTTACCTGCCGGAAGACCGTTCCTTCAAAGTCTGCGGCAAAGAAGCATATGGGGCACGAAGTCGAGTATGTCGACGAGCGGGGATACCGAGATGATTGAAGGCATGACGCCCGTCCCTCCCGCTGAGAATCCGATCATGGAGCCCATTGAGGCCCCGGACATGCAGGTCCTGTCCCGCGACCAGATGCTATCCGAACTTCATACATGGTGTAAGGAGTTCGTCCAGAAGTCCAAGCAATGGCGGCAGACCTCGTACGAGGCCGACTGGCTTAAGTGGCAGCGTGCGGCCCGTTCCCTCTACGACCCGGCCCTAGCCAAGAAAAAGGAGCCATGGCAGAGCCGCGCGGTATGGCCCGTTACCGCCTCCCATCGTGAAAACGCGATGGCCCAGCTATTCAAGACCGAGATAGGCCCTAGGCCGCCGCTGGATGTTAAGGCCCGCAAGGGCGTTGTCCCGCAAGAGATTCCAGGGGCCGATCAGTCCCAGAACATTAAAGACCTTGTTATCCGTGAGCGTGAGAAGTCGGGCTATGAGTTGGCGCGCAACGGGGTACTCGATGACAAGACTACTTACGGTTCAGGCTTTGCCCAGGTTTTCTTTGAAACGAAAGTCGAGGACCGTCTTGTCCAGGAGCCGATCCTGGAGGAGATTAACCCGTTTGACCTGGGTTCTGTCCAGAGGGCTCTAAGCGGGCAGCGCCAAGTAATCGGCTATAAGCCCGTGGTAAAGCCCCAGGTCATTTACCGGGGGGTAAGGTTCCGCGATTTGTCCATTTGGGACGTGTTCCCCGACCCGCAAAGCCTACAGATCAAAGGTCATCCAATCGCTATCCGTTATTACATCACCTACGGCGAGATCGTAGACGGAGCTAAACCAACTCCAGACGGTAAGCCCGGGTACGTGTTGCCCGAGGCCGTGGAGAAGCTGCGGAGCGTGGCCTCCGAGGAAACGACTCCCGCCGACAAGCAGCAGGAGAAGGCCCAGCTTGGTATAGCCGATACTCGTGTAGAGCGCCCTTCCTACGGCCGCCTGCTTGAGTGCTACGAGGTCCAGGCCCGCCTGCCTAAGAAGTGGGTGCTAATCAATGGCGAGGAGATCGACGATCCCGAAGCCTTGATGCCTGCCAAGATTCGCATTCACGAGCAATGCGTCATCGCCGTGGAGATGAACGATTCCTACGACGGTGAGCCCAATATCTACAAAGATGACTACATGCCCGCTAAGGGCCAGTTCTACGGTGTGGGTATACCCGAGATGCTTAAAGACGTCCAGGACGTGACCAACGAGTCCATTAACCAGCGTTTAGACTCGGCTGCCGTGAGCCTGCTTAACGTCTATGCGGTGATTGAGAAGTCGGTTATCGACCCCAAAGACTTTACTCTTGGCCCTGGCTCCGCTATCCGGCTAAAAGCGATTGATGGTATCACTCAGGTTGAGCACCTCCTGCGGAAGATAGACATGGGGAGTATTGACCGTGCGGCCTTCATTGAGCCCCAGGAATGGGAGAGGGCGGCCCAGGAGCGCACGTCGATTACGCAGACGAGCCTGGGGACTGAGGACAACACAGACACAACGCTTGGGGCCCAGAAGATTCAGCAGGGAGTAACCGGGGCTAAGCTCGCCTATATCGGGATGCTATCCGAGTACGGATTCCAGAAAGAGATTTTTAACGCCTACTGGAAGCTCATCTATCAGAACTATCAGCCCGAGGACTACGCCAAGGCCCTTGGACCGGAGCGCGCGGCGACCATTGTCCCCATGAGCCCGGAGCAGATAGAGAGCGATTACCAGTACTTCAGCCTGGGCATATTCGAGGCCGAGAATAAGGCGCTTAGACAGGCCCGCATGGCCCAGTGGGACCAGCAGTTTGGCGCAGCGCCGTGGGCTAACCGCGTAGAGGTGGCGAAGTCCGAGCTGCAATCCATGGACGAGGACCCGGAGCGGTTCATTATCCAAGAGGCCGAGGCCGTACAGATCATGCAGAAGGCCCAGGAGATGGCCCAGGGCATGGCTCAACAGCAGATGGCTATGCAGCAAGAGGCTGAGAACGCGAAGACCCAGGAGCGGCCCAAGTGACGCCTTTAGAGATAGCCCACCAAGTCCGTGAAACGATGGGCACCGCTGGCTGGAAGCACATAGAGGCGATTATCCAAGCCCGTCTTAGGTACCCCGAAGAGCGCTTCGCCGCCGCTTGGGCCAAGGACCCCGAGAAGGTCAATAAGAACGTGGTCATTAAGTGGGCCGCTTACGCCAATGGGGTCAGGGACACCAAAGAGGACATCCTAGATTTGTTGAAGCCGTTAAATAGCCCACAACCCGCAAGGGCTGGGACACAGTAGGGCTGACCCAAACGGGTCATAACCCGAGGAAGAAAATGGAAGCGTCACTAGAGCCGAATCAAACGCAAACGCCGGGAATCCCGGGAGTTCCGGAATTCACGGGAAAGCCGGGAAACATCATGAACGACCTGGCCGCGTTGGCAGCTGAGCAGGCTCCCCAGGTAGCACCGGTAGCACCCCAGGCCGAAGTCGCCCCACAGCCCGAGACAACCCCGGCCCAAGCCGAGGCTCCGGCAACTGTGCCCGAGAAGTTTAAGGCCCCCGACGGAAGCCTGGACACTGCAAAGCTGGAGAAAAGCACCGTCAATGTCGAGGAAGCGTTGGCTAAGTACCTGGAGAAGGAAAAGCAGCTTCGTCAGAAGATGAACGAAGTCAACCGCCTTTCCCAGATGCCGACGGCTCCCGCTGCTCCGGTGGCCCCTGTTGCACAGCAGGCGCAACAGCCGCTAACCCCGATGGAAATTCAGATGGCGCAAGACCTGATTAATGAGGCTGCCGCTAACGGCTACCAAATGCCTCAGGGTCAGGCGATAGCCCAGGCCCGCGTATTGGCTAAGACGCTTTACGCCAAGGCGGAGTATGAGGCGAGCCTAACTGAACAACTGCGGGTCAAGTTAGAGGACCAGGACCGCCGAAGAGAGCTAGAGGAGATTGCGAAGTACGACGATAGGGTGTTGAGCCCGGAAGGGTTCGACGCTTTGTCCAAGATTCGGGAGTCAAAGCCCTGGATAAATCAATCTCCTACGCCATGGACGGAAGCCTACAACTACTACCTAGCCGAGCAGGCTAAGGCCGCAAGGCTCAAAGGGACGGTACTGCCGACTCCCACGGGACAGACAGCGAAGGCTCCGCCTACGCCAGTCAGTCCAGCCCCGAGAGCCGTAGTACAACCCACTGGACCGGACTTTAACGCCATGACTCCAGATCAGATAACGGCTCATGTTAAGACCTTGAGCCCTGAAGCGGAACGGGCGTTTTGGGCCTCCAGGGGGTTGAGGTTCAAATAACAAATCGGCATAGGGGCTACCCGGACTAATAGACCGGGTGGCACAGGACCATAGCAGACCAGAATACTAGCATCGTAAACAACGATAACCTCCTCGCTTCTTACTTTGAGCGTCGAGCGATTCGCGTCTTAGAAGATCAAGTCTGGTACTACCAGGCCGTTCAGAAGTCCGGCATGGTGTTCCAGATTCCCCAGGGTGAGGGCCAGCAGATCACTTGGAACGGCTTCCGCAAGCTCGCGGCGGCTTCCTCGTTCCTCTCTGAGGCCTCCGGCAACAGCGCCGCTGCCCTGTCCTCCCGCAAGGTCAACGTCACGGTCAACTCGCTTGGCCGGGTGGTTAAGCTCACCGACCTATTGGAGTACACGTCTGTCCTGAACGTCAACGAGCAGGCCATGCAGCGCATTGAGGACTCGGCCGCTCTTACCGTGGACAACGCGCTTCAGTACGCGGTGTTCAAGGGTTCGGGTGCGGCTGGCCGCCTCCAGGTCGGTCAGTTGGCGGACACTAAGACCAAGATCCTCTCGGCCTTGATGTCCGCTCGTGCGTCGTCCTTCTGCGCCAATACGGGTGATGCCGAGGCCGGGCGTCTACAGTGGGGTTTGCCGGTTGTCTTCGGCACCTCCTGCGTGCGCCTGTCTGCGGTTAGCAAGACGGCTCCCTCGATCAGCGCGCGGCTGGGTCCCATCGGCATCCGCAAGGCCGTTGCCCGCCTTAAGCGTCTGAATGTGAAGCCTCTGGCTAACGGCACGTATATGGGCATCGCGCATCCGAATGCGCTGGCGACCATGTACGGCAATGCGGACTGGAAGCAGTGGCAACTCAACTGGAGTGGCGGACCCACGTCCACGATGTACAAGCACCAGGCGGGAACGGTTCACCAGGTAGCGTTGGTTGAGAGCAGCAACCAGCCTCGCTATGCGGTTGCGGCCCACAGCTGCAACATCACCACGATCCTCGGTGATGGCTGCTTGGCGGCCGCGGAATTGGATGGCTCGATCAAGTTCCTAATTTCGAAGCCAACCGAATCCACCACGAATGATCCCTTCCGCCTCAACAGCTATATCGCCTTCAAGGTGCGTATGGCTGGAGCGGTGCTTGACCCGTCGGCCGGTGTCCACCTCATCACTCACGAGCTTGTCTAAGCGTGAAGGTTGAGGAAATCGTCGCTTGAAACACCGCCCATCCGAAAGGGTGGGCGGACTTGAAGCGATGAATAACGCGGAGGGTAAATGAAAAAGATTCTGTGTCTTGGCCTTGTGGCCTTGTTGTTCTGCATTAGTGCGAAGGCCGTTAAAGCGATTCAAGTAAATACCGCTGCCGCTGTGGTGGCTGACTCGGCCAACACGCCAGAAACGGCGGTTTACCGGGATACTTCGGGGAACTTCCAGGCTGGCACTGTTACCCTCCAGGAATTGACCGTTACCAATGATGTGAGCATTCAAGATGGACTTTCCGTAACCGGCAGCGTGGTTACGGGCCTCCTCAATGTCTCCACGAACGTAATTACGTCAATGACGATGCACATAGAGGCGGAGACAAAGAGCTCAACGGCGGCCGTTATAACGGCATTTTCTGGGCAGACAGCAGACCTGTTGCGTGTTAGAGATAGTTCCCTAAATCCGCTCGTCCGCATCACGCCGAATGGGCGCATGGCTCTTTGGTCGCGAACCAGGGCACAGATCGACGCTCTGACCCCTGATGTTATCGGCGAGATGGTGTATTGCTCGGACTGCTCGGTTAAGAATGTGTGCATTTCCACGGGGACGGCCGTTTCCCAGTGGATGAGGATGGACCTAGCGACGGCTGGCTGCGGAACTGGAAACTAATACAGGAGAAGACATGAAACTAAAAGAACAGATTTCCAAAACCTTTAGCGGGTTTATTGCGTTTTGCATTTTGCAATTCGCGATTCCCGTCCTTGCGGATACCGGCCATGAGGGTGCGGTACGAACTGAGCGCGGCAGCTATGCCGATACCTTCAAGGTTACGGGTTCGTCTACCACTGGCACCAATATCTTTTCGGTCAAGACAAAGAGGGCCGACGGTACGTGCTTTAACAACACGTCCTCGACGGTATGGGTTAGCACAAACGCGACGACCCAGCACAATACGACCCATAGCAATATCACGTTCGGCATCCCGGTCCTATCTAGCTCCACGTTCCCGCTGGATGGGAATTTCACCGGGTCCCTGGCGATGACCTGCGACATCGGCGTTGCCTCCTGCGAGTTCCGATGCCTTGAGGGGTTAGTCCAGTAGGGAGAGACAATGAAAAATATCATTTCCGCAGCTTTACTTGCCTTCCTGTCTAGCACCGCTCACGCTGGTCTCGGTGATGGCTCCAGGAAAAATCAGGTGGACAACATCGCCATCGCAATCGGGACGAGCGACCAGAGCCTTACTTCTACGGCCTACACGGGGGTCGATGGAAGCACGGTAACGCTCACGGTCGGGCCCAATAGCAGGGTTCTCCTAGAGTTAAGCGCGACCCTTCGGAATGATACCGACGGTCAAGGGTGCTTCGTTCAACTAATGCAAGGAAGCACTGTTTTGAATACTGGAACAGTCGGATCGTGTGGAGTGTCTGTCGCGGCGGCAAACGCTAGGCAGCACTGTGGAATCACCAAGATAACCAGCGTCCTAGCGGCTGGGACCTACAGCTTCTCCGTGATGTACAAGGCCACAGGAGCAAGCACCTGTATTTTCAACGGGGCAGACGCAAATTGGACCTTTATCGCGGAGGAGTTGCGTTTCTAATGCTTAGCAACGCCATTTTGTTTTTTGCGGCGATAGGGTTCGTATCAAGCATTTTAACGTTCGCGGTTTTCTTGTTCTTCGTGGTCGGCACGTTAAACGATTGGATCGCGGAAGCAATCGAGCATTCCAGGGCCAGGTGTTGCCGATTGGATCGGGATAATGGAAGCCACAACTGAAACCATAAAGCTAAACCTCGGTGCTAGGGATAGGCGTATTCCTGGCTTCAAGAACATGGATATTGACGCCCATGCGGGCGTTGATTTCGTGGGGGATGTCTCCAATCTAAGCCAGTTCCCCGACGGTAGCGTAGATGAAATTTACGCCTCCCATATCCTTGAGCATTTTGAGCATCACAGGACTTTGGCTGTATTGAAGGAGTGGTGCCGGGTGCTAAGGCCTGGCGGTCGGCTTTTAGTAGGTGTTCCCGATTTTGCCCGGGCCGTAGAGCTATACCAGACCATGGGGCTGGATGAGTGGATTATCCGCTTCCTCTGTGGGGATCAGGAGTATAAGACCGCCTACCATTACACGCTTTTCGATGAGGATAGGTTGTCCCAGCAATTGCGCGCGGCTGGATTCTCTGACGTGTTCCGTGTTGAGCAATTCCCGTTAGAGAATGACGGCGACTGCTCAAACCTCGTCAGCACCGTTGATGGGCAAAACGTGTCTTTGAACCTCATAGCGACTAAATGACAATTGAGCTAATCACGAGGGTAAAGTATCCGGTCCTCTACCTGAGGATGAAAAACAGCGCCACAAAAACGGCGTCTGGGGATATTAGATTCTCCGCCGCCTTCGATGATGGTCAGCCCAAGTTAGCCGAGTCATACAACCTCCTGGGGTCCATGTCTGACGCCGACATTCTCCTATTCGTCCACGATGACGTTATCTTCCTATCGAATGGCTGGGACAAGAAGATAGAGGACGCTATCAGGCTTGGGTTTAACGTGGTCGGGGTTGTGGGGAGCCAGAAGTACGAGGGCGGCCTTATCTTCGATGCTGGGAGGCAATACTCCTCCGGCAAGCTGGCCTACCTCCAAGACGGTAAGCGCAGGGTCAAGCTTATGGCAAACCGCTGCGAGATAGAGCCTGTGAAGGTTGTGGATGGCCTCTTTATGGCGGTAGCGGCAGATCATTTTAAGAAGACCGGTTTTGACTGGCAGTTTGATGGACTCTTCTACTATGACGTTGACCTTTGCCTTCGCTCCAACTGTGCCGTAGCGGACATCCTGGTTAGCCACGAGAAGCCGTCTGACCTTTACGGTAAGTACCCAGCCGACATGAAGCCCAGAGATGCTTACGCGGATGCCTTTAACGCCAAACACGGATTCAAAGGCGAGCCCCCGATAGGGGATCAGAGCTGCCAGCAAGTAGCTTACGAGGACTACGTGCTGGACGGTATCAAGCTATGAGCCTTGGAACGTTTATGCTCGTTAAAAACGAGAAATTCTGGATCGCTCCGCATATTCTCCGCGTGCTGCCCCACGTTGATCAAATGTGTTTTTTCGACGGAAACAGCACGGACGGTACGCTTGAGATTATCGAGCAGATCAAGAATACCGACCCCAACGGCCACAAGATCAAGCTAGTTAAAGACCGGGACCCCAAGGACCTAAAAGACGACTACGTTAAACTTTTCAATGAATGTATGTGGTCGCTGGAAACGGATTTAGCATGGTTCCTCCATCCGGACATGTGGGTTATCAATCCCGAGGAGATTAACCGCGTCCGTAATTCCGACGCCATCGCCCTGGTAACTCACATGGAGTCCTATGCCGGTGAACCTGGCGGGAAGCTCTACAAGATCGAGCAGGGACGCGGCGAGTTGTGGAAGAACATCTACCGCCTTCGCAATCCAAACCTCGGGGCTCACTATCACGGCTGGTATGGTGCCGCAAATGAGGACGTTTACTTCAGAGAGATAACCGGCGACCAGCACGAGCACCACGGGGAGCAGGTGGGAAGGTATCCCTATGCCGTTGAGGACAGCGGCCTTAAGGTCATGCATTTCTCGGATGTTCGCCCCTATGACCGCCGCCTGTCCAGAATGGTGACGTGCCTCCTTAACCAGGGCTATTCCGCAATAGACGCCAAGAACATCGCCCCGACCCATCCCCGGGTAAGCCTGGAAGATGGCGTCGGGTTTAAGTTCGCCCCTGCCGAGTATCCGGCAGAGTTTCTAGCCGCACAGAGGGAGGTCGCTAGTGTCTGAAATAGCAGTTGAGTTGGCGAGCGGAAAGAAATGCCCTGCCTGCAAAAAAATAAAAAGCAGGGATGAATTCAATAAGGACGTGCAGAAAATTAGTGGGCTGCACCCCCATTGCAGGGAATGCGTGGCGGTTCGTGCTGGCAAGTATTATCGAGAAAACAAGGCTCATATTTTGGTCTGCCAGAGGAAGCGGATTTTCGAGAAAAAGTACGGAATAAGCGTTGCGGATTACGACTCCATGAATTCATCTCAGGGCGGTGTATGCAAAATTTGTGGCGGTAAAAATAATGCTGGCAGGAGGCTCGCCGTAGACCACTGCCATGTAACGAATAAAGTGCGCGGTCTTCTGTGCAACGCATGCAATCAGGCGATAGGCCTACTTAAGGACTCTGTGGAAAATATAACCAAAGCCGCTGATTACGTCAGGATGTCGGGGGCAATTTAATGGAATCGCTTCTAAGTTTCGTCATTCCCGTCTATGAGCCTGACGAGGTGGTCTTTGACAAGGCCCTTAAGGCCCTGTGTGCCCAGAGTTTAAAAAAGTGGGAAGCGGTGTTTGTGCTTGACGGCCCGTGCCCGGAGGGACGCGCCTTGATTGCCAGGCACATGAAGAAGGTCCCCAACCGCTACGAGATCGTCGAGATTCCGCATGGCGGTGCCCAGAAGGCCAGAAATGCGGGCTTCCCGTACACTAAGGGCAATTACGTCGTATTTTGGGACTACGACTGCGTCATTGAGCCGCATACCGCCCTTGCCTGGGTCGAGCTTTTGGACAAGGACCCGAAGATAGGTTTTGTCTATAGCGCCTATCGCTACCTAAACGAGATGGGGGGCCTGGGCTCCGAGCCCTTCGATCCTTGGCTACTTCGCGTCCGCAACTACATTTCTACATGTTTCCCGCTTAGGCGCGAGCTATTCCCTGGCTGGAATGAGAGCCTAGAATCCGCACAGGACTGGGACTTCTGGCTCTCCGTTGTCGAAAAGGGTGGCGTAGGCCAATTCTTGCAGGGCTACGCCTTCGCCACGGCCTACCCTACTCCTAAGTCAATTAGTGGCAAGGGCTGCACTCCAGAAGTGTGGCTAGAGCGTCAGGACAAGGTTAAGGCCCTCCACGGTATCCCGATTCGCGAGGTGTGCGTTACAAGCCTCCACGACAAGCTAGACGGGATCGCCATCGCCAAGGCCATAGACGCGGACTATCAGGATTACCCGTCGGATAAGCCCAACCACTACAAGACGATAATCCAAATTGGCTTTAGCCTTAAGCCAGAGGAATTCGAGCGGTGCGCTTCCGTCTGGGGTAAGCAGCATAAGAAGATTCTTTTTTGGACCGCCGACGACGTTGAGCTAGTCCACGACGGAATAGCCCTTCGTGCCCTTGGTGAGTACTCAAAGAAGATCAACGCGATTGCCACGCAATACGTCGAGGATAAAAAGGCCTACGAGATCATGACTCGGGCCGGTTTTGCGGTTGAGATTCTGCCGCTTCCCACCATCTCCAAAGAGGATGTCGCGCCTCTCCCGGAGGAGCCTAAGTTTCTCGTCGATATTGCCCCCAACTACGGGCACGTCTTCAACGTGATTCAGGAGGCAATCCCCGACATAAAGTTTGAGATTCTTGGCGGTGCCCAGGAGATCGACAAATTCACGGGCATGATTTGCTTCCGGCAAGATGGCCTTTTGCGGCCTGCCGTTAAGCGGATTCTAGCGGCCGGTCGGCATGTAGTCAGCAACATTCAAGCTCCTTTTACTGGGTTCATGAGTGACCATGTTTCCGATGCCAAGTTCATTACTGACTTTGTTGAAAGGATTCGCCAGGCGGCAAAGAAGCCCACCAGCAAAGAGGCCGTCCGTTACTGGATCGACCAGCGACGCATAGATAAATTCAAGGAGGTTGTGTGCGCTTAAGTTTCGTTATCCCTGCCCATAACTCGGCAGCGTGGCTTAATGCTGCGGTGGAGTCCTGTCTTGGGCAGACCTACAAGGACATTGAAATAGTCATCGTCAACGACGCCTCAACTGATTCGACGCCGGATTACCTGGCCTGGCTTGCAAAGCAGGGGCACGGTGAAAAGCTGAAGATTATTTCTAATGAAATAAACCTGGGCCGCTCCGCTTCCCGCAACATCGGCAACCGGGCCGCTTCCGGTGATGTCCTCCTAGTCCTTGATGCCGATGACGTTGCCGCCCCTCGTCGGGCAGAGCTAACCGCCGCCAAGTTTAAAAAAGGTGCCGTGTTTGTCCACGGTGCCTGTCATAGGATGGACGCCGTTAGGCGGGACATGGGGCTGATGGAGACTGACGTATTCAACCGTGAAAAGGCACTGGAGACTCTGACTAATCGGATCGTACACAGCACGGTCGCTTACTCGCGCGAGTTCGCGGATAAATACCCTTACCCTGAATCCGGCGATGCCGCTCGTCTTGGCCTAGATGATTGGGCGTGCTTCATCGCCGCCGCGATGGATGGTGTTAAGTTCGACTTTATCCCTTCGCCTATCGCCGCTTACCGCGATGGCGTGGGCATATCGTCTAACCGCGATGAGGCCGAGGTCCTTAAGTTCAAAAAGGAGTTCTTGGCGAAACTGACGGCGGTGCCGGCATGAGCGAAGTGGCGGCGCTGATGATCCAAGCCTCAAACGCTGGGGTAGCCCACTATAGACTCGATAGCTGGGCACAGGCAGCGTATCGACTTAGGGCGGGCCACTTCTTCATCCCATGGTACGACAAGAGCCTAGACGAAACGCACCCCTGGGAATCAGACTTGCTGGACACCCGCTATCGCACACGCATTAAGTCCGAGCTAGCCTCTCACGCAAAGACGGCGAAAGTTTTGGTGTCCCAGATGTGCCATACCGAGCCCGCGCTAATCGAATTGGTCGAGCTTAAGTGCCTAAACAAAATTCCGTTAGTAACCGAGATCGACGACAACATTCTATCTACTCCGACCTACAACGTCGCCCATTCGACTTATAGGCCCGGCTCTGCGTTCAGGTCTTTGGCTATAGATCAATTCCGCATGTCGGACGCGATGATTGTTTCTACGCCTTACCTGAAGGAAGTTTATAGCGAGTTCAACCCGAATATCTACGTCATCCCCAATAGCCTCGACTTCAGAATATGGGACAACCTCAAGCACCGCCGGAATACCGACTTTATCCGTATTGGCTGGGCAGGTGGGAAGACGCATGAGGAGGACTTGAGGATTGTCGAGCCAATCGTCCGGAAAACGCTTGAGCGGCACACGAACGTCCGCTTTTCCTTCGTCTGCGGCGTCCCGAAGTTCTTCCGTGGAATTGATCGTGTAGAGACGATAGACGAGGGCGTCCGGATTGACCGTTACCCGCAATTCCTAGCATCCCGCTCCTTTGATATTGGCCTAGCGCCTCTAGTCGATAACGCCTTCAACCGTGGGAAGTCAAACCTGCGCTGGCTTGAGTACGCGGGCCTTAAGGTTCCGTGCGTAGCCTCAAACGTGGGCCACTTCGCGGAGACCATCACTCAAGACCATGATGGCATTCTCTGTGAGAATCAAAACGAGGGCGAATGGCTAGAAGCCCTTGAATGGCTTATCTCCGACGAGAAGGAACGCCGGAGGATGGGGAAGGCTGCCAACCAGACTGCCCGCCGCAAATTCAATGTCGAAGCTAACGTATTCGAGTACGCCAAGGTACTAAACGAGATCATAGACAGGGGCCAGGTTGTGAAGTTGCCCGAGTCACAGGAGGCGTCCGCGTGATTTTATCAACCCTTCAGCAGTTGGTCGCTGACTTCGTGGGCGACCCCAATCAAACCCGGTTTTCCGCTACGCAATATGTTGACGCCATAAACCGAGCCCAGGAACAGTTTATTCTGGATTCAAAATCGCTTTTCAAATATGCGACTCATACGTCCACGGCTGGGACTTCCACCTATAGCCTAACCACGGATTTCCTTTTAGAGGAATCCATAACCTACAACGGGATTTATTTAAAGCCAGTATCAAGACGTACTCTAGCGGTTCTTTACCCGGATACGGATTGGACACTGCTGGAAGGCACTCCGACCATGTACATGATTGATCCGGAGCAGATTAACCGCGTATTCCGTCTTATACCGATACCCCAAGAAGCAAAAACTGTTGTTTTGAAATACCTCGCGCTCCCTAGTGAGGTATCCGCCGCTACCGATGTTGTTTTAAACGCGGCGACCCTTATGACTCAGTTTCATATGGGTGTAGCCGCATTCGCAGCCTGGATACTGCTGAATTACGAAACCGCCACGCCGGAGATCGTGGAAAAAAAGCGGGAAATGCAGAAAATCTATCAAGACTACGTAAACAAGGCTATTGAGAATTACGGAAACACCAAGAGCGAGCCTCTCCGGTTCCGCCCCATAAAGTGAAAGGAATACTTCTCGCCTTATCCCTAGCTATCCCCGCTTCAGCCCAGCAGGGGAGCGTCGTTATTGACCGCTTCGGCGGGCTGAATGACTCCGAGTCCCCGGCAGTCATTGCCAATCATGAAGCCCAAGACGCGCTAAACGTAGAGGCCAACCTAAACGGGACCGCCCTACTCAAGCGCCAGGGTTTCACTCGCGAAGCCTCTCTAACCGTCACGACCGCCCCCGTGACGGGAAGTTTTTTCTTCACGATTGATTCCGGCGATAACCTGGCAATCGTTTGCCATGATCGCTATTGCGCCAAGTCAGTAAACGGCGCGGCCTTTAGCAACTTTATATCCAGTGCCGGAACTTCTGCCGGAGTGCCTACGCGGTGGTCGTTTGTGGCGGTTGATGGCGATTTATACGGAGCCAATGACCGGCGAAACTCTATTTTAAAGTACGACGGGATTACCGCTTCCTGGCCCATTGGTCCGCCCGCTGGCTCTCTAATTGAATTGAGTGAGGGGCGCCTGATTGTGGCAGACACGTCTGCCAATCCCGGTCAAGTGTGCTACTCGGCTGGGGGGGACTACACCAATTTTACTACGGGAACCGATTCGGAGGACGCATGGTGCGATGACCTCGGCGCGTATGGCGACCGCATAACGGGGATCAAGTGTCACCTGGGTCGATGCCATTTCTTCAAGCAAAACAGTATCACAACGTGCCAGGTTGGCGACCAATACACCACGGTTTGCTCCTTAACTTCTAGCAACATAGGGACGAACGACCCCAACTCGATTACAGCGGCTCCGGATGGGATTTACTTTCGGGGCAATGACCGCCACTTCTGGAGACTGGGAGATAATGGGCTAACCCTACTTTCTCAGCGAGTTTCAAACTTCGTTAAGAATCAAATTGGCGGCTCTCAAAAGAGCAACACTCAGACGACGGCGGCCGACTGGGACGCCGGTGTCCAGGTGCCCACGGGGACATTTAGCACGGCTTTCGCGAATGGAGCAATCAATAATTCCAGTGTAACTCTTGTTGATACCTCGCAGTCTGATTTCAACCTAGGAACAACTATAGATTCGGGGCTTTCCCTTGGCGATGTTCCGGGAGCCGTCCAGCTTTCATCCGTGGTCTTTCAAGACAATTTCGGAGACGGAAACTTTACTTCCGGCCCTGTGTGGACCGACGCCTCCGGCGGCAACTGGCAGGTTTCTAGCGAAAGGCTAGTAAATTCTATCGGAAACGGTGAGATTTACGCCTCGCATACCATAAGTACAGGTTCATGGCAGCTAGACGCCGGAATCAATCCCACGTCCGGGAATACTCTTTTCGTTAAGTTTATCGCCACGGGGACAACCCTGACGGATACCGGGTATGCCCTTGTTTTGCTTCATGGCGGCTCCGTTCTTACCGTGTCAATAAAGAAGTATCCCGCTGATACCGTTGTAGCTCAAATAGGCGATTACATACCGATTAACGGTGTCGATTCCCTGAATACGTACAGAATCGTAAGAAACGCATCCGGCAACTTTCAGGTTTACAGCAGTACCGGGCTAATCTTCAGCGGGACAGATGCGACGTATAACACGCCGGGGAAGATCCTCCTAAAATGCGGCACCGGGAACTGTAGCGCCGATAACTTTTATTTCTTCAGATACAAGGGGCTCCCCGAGGACGGGACACAGACGTTTGTTTCTCGGGTATTTGATACCGGCTACTCTACGACGGTTGGCTATAACTTCGAGGCCAATATCTCCAGTTATACCGATGCGGAGATAACAAACATTAAATTACAGCAATCCGATACGCATAACGGCACATTCCTTTCCGTCGGCGGTGTAAGCAATCTTGGGCTAGGCGAGTTTGTGCCCGCGACAAAGCGGTACTGGCGCTATCAGCTTAATTTTAACACCACAGTTGCGACAAAGACCGCCCAGGCTTTTGACGTAACGATGCGGGCGGCAAGCACGGGAACTTATCGGACGCAATGCATACAGCCAAACTCTAGCATCTCCTCATGGGGAATTTTAAGCTGCTCGGAAAGCAATATCGGCTCCGGGTCATTCGTTTACTACTCAACCTCTGCTGCAACCTGCGGGGCCTTGCCTACGAGCAATCCGACATCGTGGCAAACGTCCGTCACTAACAACGCTACGCTCTCTATAGCAACCAATACGGCGGTTTATATCGGATTTAGGTCTCTCTTGGGCAACGCGACCGACCAGGCCCGAATAGAGTCTTGCACCCTCTACTGGACCGAGGGGACAGCGGCCCAGCCCGTTTGGGGCGCGTATGATAGCCGATCAAACTCTATCTACTGGACCGCTACCACTACAGCCGCGACCCAGGGCGACCGGGTTCTAAAATACGACCTAAACCTAGACCAGTTCTTCCCGTTCGACCTGCGGGCTACGGCCCTGTCGTCTATAAACAACTCTATTTACTTCGGCTCCTCCATAGGCGGCTACTGGAACCGCTACGCCCCCGGAGGGGTTCATACCGACAACGGCTCCAACATCTCAGCTTACTGGAAGTCCAAGGACTTCGGAGGCGCTAACCCCTTCCAGGAAACTATATTTAACCGCCTATCTCTAGTAGCCAGAAACCAGACCACAGGGAGCATGACCCTTACCCACAGACTCAGTAGCGGGCAGAGTGGGAGCCATACCGTATCCCTTTCGACTACTTCAACGCTGCCTTACATTCGGGATAACTACAACATCCCGCTCACGAGCCCGCATAACTTCATGAGCGTGCAAGTAAGCAACAATTCCAGCACCCCGTTCGAGGTGCTTGGGATCAAGTTGGACTACAACACTTCTGGATGGCGACCGGTGAATCCGTAGGAGGTTTTATGGCTAAAAACGACCGAGCGATTAGAGAGCAGTTCATGAGGGTCTTGGGCCGAGATGCCAGGCCCGACGAAATCGAGTTTTTCAATGGCTTCTTGGCTGAGAACGACCTGACGCCCTTCGACGTTGGCGAGATCATCGCCGGACACCCAGAGGCTCAGCAGACCAGGCTTAACCAACAGACCGACCAATACGGCCAGATGTTAGGTAAGTACGACGACCAAATTCTAGGCCAGGCACAGAAGACTCTACAGGGCCAATTTGCCCGCATGGGACGGCCTTCTAGCACGGGCTACACGGCGGCTTTTTCTAACGCGGCCCGCGACGTTGCCATGGCCCGCCAGGGACAGCTTGCACAGTTCTACGGCGGTGGGCTCCAGGGTCTACAGAATCAGTACATGGCCGCTGGCTCCTCCCAGGTTCCACGGGCCCTTGGACTCCGCGATGAAAGGCGGCAGCGGGGATGGGCAATCGATGACTACTACAGGGCTCAGAACGACTACAACTCAGCCATGCGTGGCCAATCAACCCGCAACCTCCAGGGTTCTCTGCTTAACGCGGGAATAAACCTTGCCGCCCGTGGAGCCGCTGCCCTTGGCACTAAGGGCATGTCGGAGTTCGGCCAAGCCGGGGCACAGCAGAGCGGAGCTGGACTTGGACCGTATAACCCTGGTGGCGGGTTTAACTACGGCTACAAGCAGCCCGGAGTTCAGGACTTTTACAACATCCCCTACGCGAGGTACTAACCATGGCTCCCGAATTTCGACCGCCGTCCTTCGTCCAGCCTAAACAGTACGACGCAATCCCCGCTGGCATCGACCAAATCTTTGAGACTTACCAGCGGAGCAAGCTTCTAAAGCAACAGGGGTTAATTCAGAATGCCCAGCTTGCCGCCCAGGGCATTGACGTTGGGGCGCTCCAGGCCGACCCGTTTGCCGAGTACCGGAGATTGGGGCAGGACTACCTTTCCAAGCGCCAGCGTGAAAGCCAGATGCAGGACGTTGATATGCGGCTGAAGGAATCGGAGATAGTTAAGAATCTCCGCGAGCCCAAGCCGACGATGTCCAACCCTGGCCCGAGCATGGAAGGGAAGATTCTTCCTCCTAATTCCGTCATGGCCCTGAATGAAGGCAAGAACGTGGCCCGACTATTGCCCGACGTTGAGCAGGCCCTGCAACAGAGTGAAGCCATTATGGGACCAGTTCAGGGGCGCAAGGGCAGCATGAACCCCTATGACACGAATGCACAGACCGTTGACGCTAGATTTAGAACGGCGTCCCAGGCCTTCGGGCGCTTCATGGAGGGCGGCGTGCTTCGCAAAGAGGACGAGGACAAGTATCGCAAGATGTTCCCCCAACTCAGCGATACGCCGGATGTGGCAAGAAACAAGCTGTCCATCGTTCGCCGGATGCTCGCTCAGAAGTACGAGGATGACAGGATTACTCTTGGGAAGTCAGGCTATGACGTTACCGGATTCGAGGCACTCTCTATCCCGGCGTCCATCTTCGACAATCCCGCTTCGCAGGGTTCCCGGCGAGGGGAATCGCTCGCCGATGCCGTCCGTGCTGAGAAGGCCCGGCGTGCTGCCGCGCGGGGTATTGGGGGTGATAGCAATATGCGTGCCGCTATCGCGCCTGGAGGGTTCTAATGCCAGGCCTAGAGAAGCTTTCCGATGCCGAGCTAGACGCTTTGGAGGCTGGGGACTTAAGCAAGCTATCCGACGCGGCGCTTGATGCCGTAGAAGCTTATGAATCCTCCACGCCCCAGGTTATCGCTTCGGGCTCATCTACTAGTTCATTGGAGAGGTTCGGACGTGGCCTGATCGGGCAGGAAAGAGAAAAGGGCTTCACTCTGGCAAACCTGCAAGAGGAGACGGGGCAAAACGCTGGCCCAATGGCTGGAGCCTCAATCGGAGCGGCTACGGGTGCCGCTTACGGAGTCCCTTTCGGCCCAGTCGGTATCGCCGCTGGGACTATTATCGGCGCTGGGGTTGGAGCTTTTGGCGGGCGCATGGCCCAGACTGGTCTAGGGAATGTGGCAAATGTCGTAGGTGCTGATGCGCCGTATAAGCCTCTTGGGCAGGCGACTAAAGAGGCTGCCGTAGAGGGCGGGCTTAATGCCGCGTTCGCTGGTATTCCGTTTGCGGCAAAGGGAGCCGGGGCACTAGCAAAGGCAGGAATCGGGGTCGAGGCTGGCCCACTGGCAAGGAAAGCGGGAGCCCAAATTTTGCGGGCTGGCCCCGCAATTCCCGAGAAGTATGGCGAAGCGATGCTTAAGGATATGAGCATCCTAACGCGGGCACAACCTCGAGATGTGATGAGCAAATCGTACCAGGCTTTTCAAAACTACACGGGGCTGAAGGGGCTGGACGAGATTGCCGGGGAACGGGCCAAAGCGTGGACCGCCGGCGAGCTTTACGAGACTGCCCTAACTACGGCCAACAACATAAAAAGCGGGGCACAGGTTTCCCCCCAAGAACTGTACACGGCCAGCCAGGCCGAAAATCAGCTTAACCGGCTCGCGCGTGCCGGGAATCCTGACGCGATGGCAATGCGTGGCGCAAAGAGCCTTGAGCAGGCCGGGAAAGCTGCTGATGAGGCTCTGGAAAAGATTTACCCGGAATATAAGGGACTGAGAAAGGGACTTTTTGAAAGCAAGGTCCGCGAGCAGATTGGGAGTGCCTTACCGCTAAACAAGAATACTAGCCCCAATGTTCTTAGAACGTGGTCCGCTGGTGTAATGGCGGCAAGAGCCATGGAAAGCATGAACCCTCTTGGGCTTGTCGCGGCTCCGTTTGTTTCCCCTGCCGCCTGGGGGCTTGGCCTTCGCGGGGCCTACGCTGCAAGCAAGGTTGTCCCGCCCATTGCTCGTTCTAGCGGAGCTGCGGCGCTCCAGCAGTACTACATGAGGCAACCAGCTACACCGTGATCCTCGCCCTCCTCCTATCCCTAGTCCTCCCCGTTCGGGCCCAAGAGCTATCAAGCGGCCCGGTGAGGAGTCTTTTTAGAGATACGAGACTAGACACGATAGAGCAATTGGTTCGTGAGGTGCGGTCAGGTAATGCTGACCTAACAGGAACGCCGACATTCCGCAATGGGGCAAATCTAGGCGGCAGCACGTTCGCGGGGGATGCGACGTTTTCCGGGAGTATCACAAACACTGGATCAGTAACCAACAGCGGTAACGTGGTCCACAATGCCTCGACCACCTTCAACGGCGGGGTTTTCGGAAACGTCCATATCACCACAAGGTCCGTTAGGGGAACGGGGATTAGCTGGGGCTCGTCGGGCCTTGTCTCCAAGAGCACGCTAACCGTAATAGGCAGCACAATTACTATCCATGCAAACATTCACATCCGGACTTCTGGAGCGGCCAACATTTACGCCGGATACCTAATAGACGGGCGCTGCCCATCTTCCTGGACTTGTTCCGGGACCTGCACAAGCAATCAAAACCCATGGGGAACAAATAACGACACTCGCGCATCAATGACCATAGACACTGTGGAAACCGTTGCCCATGGGTCGCATACGGTGAGTATTTGGGCGTGCGCGGATTCAGGGACAACGGCAAACGGCGCTTACGATTTTAGGTTAGAGGCGAATTGATGCGGGGCGTCTTTATTCTTATTGCATTCTCCTTAGTCTGCCCGGCTCCGTGCCGTGCGGAAAGCGGCTTCGGGTTCTGGATTGAGGAGGACTATCCGAGATCAGATGATGGCCGGACTTTCGCCGCTGGAGTAGATTGGGCTTCCTGCGGTGGTCGGCCATGGTCCGCTGAGTACTCCCTGCTAACAAACCAGGCAATCGGCTCAAGGGCTGATTTTGCGACGGTTAAGACAAGAATACTCAATGGTGAATCTACCGAGCTTTGGCTAGGCGGCGGCGTTTCCGGTGCCCTGGGTGGTAAAGAGTTGCAGGTGCGGGTACACAAGGCTCTAGCCTCTGGCGAAGGCACAGCAAAGGCTTTGGAGTATGGCGTTGCTCCCAGAATCGCCCCGTGGGTAACTCTTAATCGCAACCCTAAAGAAGTCCTAGGCTTGAGATACACCCTTAACTGGGCTCCTCATATCCTCTCCTCGGCACAAGTGGGGCCAGCTATCCGGCTTGGCCCATTCCAACTATCCGGCGGCTATCTCTGGGGGACTTGGCTGTCTCCCGGGATGGCTGACGTCCTGGGTCAAGGTTGGTGGAGTGAGGTTTCATGGAAGTACAAGAGGCTCGAAGCGTCCATAGAAGCGTATCCGACTTCTCGGCGCGGGCTTCCAAGCAATCTCTTTGTCTGGCGTGTCGGTGTGGCTCTCGGCGGCAAATGTGCGGGCAACTGCCCCTAGGAGGCGGCAATGGAGATAAACGACGGGGATATTTTCGACTTCATGAAGGAAGTCACTAGCTCCCTGGGCCGCATTGAGGAGGGGGTTAAGAACAATGCGGAGCATACGAGCGCGGTTAGCCGTAAGGCCGACAGGATTAGGGAGGAGCTTTCAGAGCACGTCCGGGACACCGGGGCGCATGGCCTAGACGCCCAGGAGAAGGCCTCCAAGAACATTTTAAGCTGGTTCGGTTGGGCGGTTGGAGCGGGGGGCCTGGCCTTGGCCTTGGTCAAATGGCGTGGCTAGAGGACATGCTCAAGTGGCTAAGGCTCCGCAAAGCTGGCATATACGTCTCGTTTCCGCTGCCGAGCTTTTATCGCAATACGGATAAGGTTATCGGTAAACCGATAGAGGACGACATGCAACAGAGTAGAGGGACGGACTGGAGCCCCGAAGACGTGCCCGACGTTGCGGTATCGAGAGAGTACAAGCATGGGCATCCCGAGCTAATCAAACGCTTTATCTCGATTGCGACTGAGTACGCCCAGCAGTTCCCCGGAAGGACTCTCTTGGTGACATGCGTTTACCGAAGCCCTCAGGAACAGCAGAGGCTATACAAGATCGGCAGGTTCGGGGACACTCGCCCCAGGGTCACCAACTGCGATGGGATCACTAACCCGAGCAAACACAACAAATTTCCAGCGAGGGCGCTTGACGTTTGCGTCCTGGAAGGCGGTAAGGCCTGCTACGACGAGCGGCTTTACTGGCCCCTTCTGCCGCTGGCAAAGAAGCACGGGCTTGTTTCCGGTGGGAGTTGGACATCGTTCCAAGACTGGCCCCACCTCGAACTTCCCAAAGACGTGGCCTAGGAGGCTTAAATGCTTAATACCGTACTAGCGTTCGTAGCAAAGTGGACCGTTGGTAAGAAGCTGCTGGGCGGCGTGGCGTGGCTTCACGACAAGGCCGACGGGAAGCGCTCCGAGATCATTCTCGCGGTGACTGCATTGATTCACGCGCTTAAGATCATCGGCGTGTTATCTCCCGAAGCAGCCGGTGCTATCGAGGCGATTCTCCTTCCGCTTCTTCCCCTGACCCTTGCCGACAAGGCCAGCAAGATCATGAAGACCGTCGATAAAGTGGTGCCACAGCCGTAATGTGCCCAAGTACCTCTGGATACAGATGCAGTGTCCCGGCACCTGTAAGAGGGAAACACTTGCCGTATTGGATGAGGAAGGCGAAGTAACGATGCGCTGCGGATATTGTTGGGTGCAGTACGTAGTGAGACGTCCAGGGGGTGGTGCCCATGGCGAAAAGGAAGAAACTGAGTGATGACGAGAAGTTAGAGCTAGCCCGTATCTGTAGCGCCTTCGTTACTTACCTCAAAGAGAAGACCGACGGAAAGCTGGAGCTAAAGCCAAAGATCGTAGAAGCTACGCCGAAGAAGCCCACCATTAGCCGGGTGGGGGCGGCTGGGTACGTCTGGCGGATGGCATGATTCACCATATCACTCGCCTAAATCCTGGGTATGCTGCGGCAAGCATCTACGTTTTTGGAGATCGCCAGCAGGGCTCTACGGGGTATCTAAAGGAAGCCTGGGAGGAGTTCCGCAATCAGTTTAAGCGGGAGAAGAACGCCGTGGCTCTTGGCCTAGGTGACTATGGCGACTGGCTTAGGCCCACTATGCGCGAGCGGATTTACTCCTCCCTAGCCAAAGACGATAGCGCCCGGCACCAACTAGACGACATCGTCAGGAAGAATCATGATGAGATCATCGATGATATGGAGTTCCTTAAGGGCAAGCTAATCGGCTTGCACGAGGGACACCATAACCATACCTTCCTCAACGGCGGATCGACTGACCAAAGGCTGGCGGCGGCCCTAAAAGCCCCATTCCTGGGGTGGACCGCTTCAACTAGGCTAGTCATTCAGGACCCGGCCAAGGACGGAAGTGGTTATGTGTACACCATTGTATCTACCCATGGGAACGCTAACGGGCGGCGAGTGGGAGCCGCTGTTAACTGGATGGAGCAAAATATCGTAGCTGGCTTCACGGCAGACCAGTACATCATGGGGCACGGTTGCAAATCGGCTAACTTCGTGCCCTCCGAGCGTTCCGTAATTCGCCGGGTAGGTCCCCCAGGGATCGACCGCCAGCTTCCCAGGTGCCTAATCGTGGGAGGCTTCGCCCGCTGCTATACGGACGGATGGAATAGCGACTATGGCGAGAGGTCCGGCTTCACGCCGCAGCCTATAGGGTGGGGGATAATTCGCCTCAAGATCGGGACCAAAAGAGCCCAACAACTGGCTAAGGGCGTATCTACCGGAAGGCTGGGGTCTAAGGCGTTATCTGTGGAACAGATCAACGTAACCCCGGACCTCTAAAAACTGTGCCCACTTTGTGCCCGTGCCTGCGGGAGCATGGTATCCCTTGATACCCCAAGATTCCGGCATTTCTCGTCGAGAAACGCCAATTTCGACGCATGCCCCAGCAAAAATAGGGCTCCCTCGGGAATCCCCTTAAACGGGGATTTCTTTTTCGTCTGAGACTGTGCCCGATTTGTGCCCATCGTTTTAAATCGGGGGTAGCTTTTTGACCGCATCGCCTAGGGATTCTGGGGCCAGATGGGCGTAGATCATCGTTACCAGAATGCTAGAGTGCCCAAGCAACTTGGACACAGTGTAAAGCGGGACCCCAGCCTGGACTAGATGGCTGGCGTAGGTATGCCGTAGGGTATGTAGGCTCCCCTTAAGCCCAGCGGCCCTTTTAATCCTCATAAAGCGCAAAGTCATTGCCAGGCGGCTGGGCCGTTCTCCAAGCACCCAGGGGCCGTCCTGGCGCGTTTTTAGGCGTTTCAGGTGGTCCATAAGGTCTTCAGGCATAGGCACCCAACGCTCTTTATAGCCCTTTGGGTGCCAGCCGGGCTTATGCGAAACGTGTAGGCGCTCTCGTGCGAAGTCTATATCATCCCATGATAGGTGGTACATCTCGGAGCGCCGAAGACCGGCCCTAGCTCCCAGCAGGATCACGGTCTTATACAGGTCTTCGCTCTCATTCAAGAGCGCTTTGAGTTCCGCCGGGGTATAGAATAGTGGTGCTTTATTGGTTAGCTTTAGCTTCTTAACTCCCCGCCATACTTCAGCCTTGAGATACCCCCATTCATGGGCCTTCTTAAGCAACGCCTTAATTGCTCCCATCTCGCGATTGATCGTTTGGACTCCCTTCCCTTCCCCACGTCTATGCGCTTTCCAGCGTTCTAGTAGCTCCGGTTTTATCTCAGCTAACTTGTCGGGCTTACTGTAGCGTTCAAGCGAACGTATTGCCATGCGGTCCTGGTAGTGCGTGGCTTCCGATTTGGTTCCCTTCGAGTGCGCCAGATACTTCTCCTTAAAGGCTTCCCAGGAAAGGCCGCTCGCGACCCAGGATGTCCCCTTGTTATTTTCCTCTTTGATGATGTCTAGGAGCTTTCTCTCGGCTTCCCGCTTATCCGTATCGAGGGGCCTGCGGACGCGCTTGCCGTCGCCATCATAGAATGTGACGTACCACTTTTTGCTTCCAGCACGTCTATACAGCTTCGCCATCTTATGGCTTCACTAGCTCCCTAATCCACATAGCCGGGGGCGAGTAGGGGAAGAACGCTACCAGGACGTAGAGGCAGGCAAGTAGAACAAACGTTCCACCGAAGACGATGTTGATGACCCAGAAGTTCATTCTAGGCGTAACCCACTTTTGGTAGAAGTGCCCCAAGACCGACGCTATCCCTGCGGCGGCTATCATCGAAATCCACGATTGATCGGCCATGGTTACCTCGTATCGCAAATCGCGATTTGCAAAGTGCTATACTCCCTCGTCCGCTTGTTGAGGAGCCCCGAAAGGGGCTCTTTTATTTTATTGATCCTTCCCGCTTGCCCATCCTAAGAATCTCTTTTATGTCATGCTCTCCAAGATTGTCACCCTTCAAATCATTGTTTTCGTGCAAGAACCTGAGGAAAAAATTTGTCTCATCCGCGCGCGGATAGCGATTTAGAACCTCGTCAAAGGCGTTTAATATCATTAGCTTTCGCTCATAGAGCAGGTTCTTTTGAAACTCAATAACTTTGTCCATCCGCCTTATCTCGGCCTCATTTTCTGCGGCTCGCTGCATTGAATCAATGGCCCTATTCATGTCCACGTTGTACTGAGCGGGCTTTACAAAGTCAGGAGCCTTAAACTCTAGATTCGACTTGTACGCCGGGGGAGAATAGCTAGGCGCATAATCATTATGTGGGTTGTTATCGTTGAACCGCTGCTGGTTCGGATGATACCATCCGCCGCCGTAGTTCCTCATCGGCTGATAGTACGACGGGTTATAGGCGGGCTGGCTAGGCGTATAGCGCTTGTTGTCCCAGCGGTAAGCGTTGGGGGCGCTTCTTTCGTGCGGCTCAACGTATGTCCCGTCGCTTTTGTAGTAGCCGCCGATTCTTTCGGCGTGGCAGGGAGCGGAAAGCAAGACGGCCAGTAGTCCTATCCACATATATCATCTCCGCCATTCCGGTTTATTAACCCGTTGAACTGTTCCATAAGTCCTATTTCAGGGCCTAAAAAAAGCATAGGACATTAGCCCTAGAAAAATTGCCTATTTTACTCATGTTCCAATTGTGACATTTTATCATAATTTCGTCACATCGTCGTCTAAGGAGCGTCAAATGAAATGTGAGGTTTTGCGAGATTGCGAGATTTTCGCGCACGCCGACTACGGCGGCGATCGAGTTATAGCCGGTAGAAACAATAAGGGACAGATAAAATACTGCCAGTCGAGCAATATCTGTGGTTGCGTAAAACATACTATTCTTTCCCCTGAGTACCTTTATGTTTTGGCACTGCTTTTGGAGAAGGACGGTCTTCCGGCAATCCGAGCTTCATTCCCGCCGCTTTAGCCCGGATCGCCAGGAATTTTAGAATTTGGTCGAGGTTGCTTCCCGCCTGAGCCACAACTTCATCATTGTTTTCTAGCCATCGCTTAAGAACAACCCGAATCATATCGTTGTAGTCTTCGCGCTCCTCGCGAACGGCGAAGCGATCAATTTTTTCCCACATAGACGCGGGAAGCGATAGCCAGCGTCTTATCCGTTTTTCCCTTTTCTCCGACGGTGATTGGGCCATTATTTTTCCTCAAAAAAAGGCTTGACACATTCCGGACATTCTGTTACAATTTGTCCAGATAGTACGAATTGAACAAATGGCCCCCGGTAAATGGAAAATAGAACTCGAAGCAAAAGAATAGCCCCAACAAATTGCGGGCTGGGACACATTCCTCTTACCGGGGGTCATAGTCCCAGCCCCTATTTTCCTATTTCCGTTACCGCCAAGTCCAGGGAATTTCATGAACTAAGGATGACACCATGTCCGATTTTTTTCAAGGAGATAATTTCCCCGATGTATGGGTGGAAGGCGGTACTCTCATGAAGCGGCGATACTCCCGGATCATAAAGCGGAAATACTCCGACATCGTGGCCGACCTTTACGAGGCCAAGGGCTGGGACGATTGCGCCATGGCCTACCATGCGGGGAAGATGTTCCCCGAATATAAAGAGGAGATCACGCCGGAGCGCGTCCGGGAGTGGCGGAAGGCCAACGGACAGCCGGGGGCGTGGTTCTCTAAGGTAATGGAGTTCACGCTCGATATTCGGCTACCGCCGCAATGCTACTACGGAGTGGGGAAACGCTAATGGAAATCGTCAGCCCTTATTTCACCACAAAGGAAGCCGCAGCCTACCTTAAGTGCCATCCGAAGACGCTTAGTCGGATGGCAAAGAAGGGGAAGATCAAGGCTAAGAAGATCGGTTGTGACTATCGGTTCCATATTGATGATTTGGATGCGAGGAGCAAGTGAATTCATTTTGCGTCCGCTGCGAGGACAACATCTACCCAATTCTCCGCTACTACGGCGTTTGCGAAGAATGCGCCCAGGTTATGTCCGCAGAGGAGCGAAGGCACATTATGGCGTTCCGTAGGGCCTTCTTTGCTGGTCGTCTAATGGAGGGACTATGACCCCAGGACGAGCGGTTTGCGCGTGGTGTGGTGAGGAAATGGGGATACGGGCAGAACTTCGTCCAGGAACAATCAGCCATGGACTATGTGCCAAGTGCGAGGCGAAGGAAAACGCCCGGCTGGATGCCCTAGAGAAGAAAAGGAGGGGCGAGAATGAAAAAGAAAATCCTGCGTGAGTTCACCGTGACCATCTACACGAACGGAATGATCAAGTGGGGCGGCCTCTTGGACTTCTTAATGAAGGTTATCGGTAAGGGGATAACGCTGAAATGGGGGCGCAAATGAGCAAACGGGATCGCATCGTAGCGGAGAA